TGGTGTATGCCTACCCGTATGAGGAGATGGATGTTGGAGACAGCTTCTGTGTGCCTGTAGGGGCTAGGCAGAAGGTGTTGAATGCTAACTACAGGGCTAGTAGGCGGTTAGGGATAGGGTTGACGGCTAAGACTGAAGGTGTGGTTGTGCGGGTTTGGAGGGTGAGATGAATAATCAGTACTGGCTGAAGATGGCTGAGAAGTGTTACCAGTGGCATTTGGAAGAACCGAAAGGAAGGTGGGAGCAGTTTATGTACTGGTACTTGTTTAAATGGAGAGAATGTGATGACTGAGCTGCTGTGGATGGAGGAGGATGAGTTGCGTGAAGTCTGTAGGGCTTTGATGACTCGTCTTTGCCAGACAGAGTTAGTGGTGCAGATGTTGGCTAGTCAAATGAATGAGGCGGTGGCTCATGGATACGAGCAAGGATACACAGATGGCTTTATACGTTTCTCGTATCAAGCTGAAAAGAGAGATGGCCCGGGCGTTGTCTTGCATTAAGCCATCGGCTAAGAGAAAGCTGGCACAGGAGTGGCGGGAAACGTATTCAGAGTTGTTCTACAAGGAGCTGATACGCTGCGCCAAGAACAAGGCTGTGGCGGCAACCATCTCTGAGTGGGACTTAGATTCTTTTGACAAACAAAGAAAACAATGAACTTTGACCTAAACAAGTTTTACAAGTTCTGTTCCGAACTCAAGATTGAGACAAAGGAAGAGGGCTTGAAGAAGATGGGAACCCTCTTGGGGACTCAGACGTATGTGATGGAGGAAATCAAGAAAGGTCTAGAAGATGATGTTCACTTCTTTGTCATCCTCAAAGGTAGGCAGTTGGGTATCACAACTGTTTCTCTGGCGCTTGACCTTTATTGGCAATTCACCCACCCTGGGTGGCAGGGCACACTTGTTGCGGATACAGAAGAAAACAGGGACATGTTCCGCTCGACTCTCGCTATGTACATGGATGGTCTGCCCAAGGAGTACAAGGTTCCGCTGGTTGCCCACAACAGAAACCAAATGGTTCTCAAGAACAGAAGTCGTATTTTCTATCAGATTGCCGGGAATAAATCTCGTCTGGGTCAAGGCAAAGCCATCACCTATTTGCATGGAACAGAAACAGCTTCCTGGGGAAGTGAAGAGGGCATAGCCTCACTGATAGCATCTCTTGCTGAAAAGAACCCTGAACGGCTTTACTTGTTTGAGAGTACAGCGCAGGGTTTCAACATGTTCCACGACATGTACAAGACCGCTAAGAAAGCAAAGACACAGAGGGCAATCTTCTGCGGCTGGTGGAGGAATGAGTATTACTCTGTTGCTGGCGACTCTGACATTTACAAGGTCTACTGGGATGGCAAGCTCAGTGCGGAAGAGAAGGAGTGGGTGAAAGACATTAAGAAGCTGTACGGGTATGAGGTTAACTCCCGGCAGATGGCTTGGTGGCGTTGGAAAATGCACGAAGGTATCAAAGACGAATCCTTGATGTACCAAGAGTTTCCACCCACTGAGGACTATGCCTTTGTAATGACAGGCACATCCTTCTTCTCGTCTACCCGCTGCACAGATGCAGCTAAAGAGGCTAAGAAACTTGTACCAGACCACTATCGCTATGCTTTTGGACAACTGTTCCAAGACACTGAAGTTATTAAGTCCACTGAAAGACTGGGCACACTCACGGTCTGGGAAGAACCTGTTGACACTGCTTATTACGTTATTGGTGCTGACCCCGCTTACGGCAGCTCTGATTGGGCGGATAGATTCTGCATCCAAGTCTACAGATGCTACGCAGATGGACTTGACCAAGTTGCTGAGTTTGCCACTTCTGAGATGAACACCTACCAGTTTGCGTGGGTCATCGCCCACCTTGCTGGTGCATACAAGAACTCTACGCTCAACCTGGAAGTCAACGGCCCTGGTCAAGCAGTCATCAACGAGATACGAAATCTAAAGCGCATGGCAGTCTCGCTGGGAGGAGCTGCGGGGCACGGCTTGATGGATGTGCTTGGTAGTATGACCAACTACATTTGGAGGCGCAATGACACGCTTGGAGGCCTCTCTAACAGCATTGGCTACGTNACGACAAGCAACTCCAAAGAACGCATGTTGCAGTACATGAAGGATTATTTTGAGCGGCAGATGATAAAGATACGCAGCATGGAGACACTGGAAGAAATGAANGGCATCGTGCGGGAAGGTTCCTTCTTGGGTGCGCCCGGNAGGGGCAAGGATGACCGTGTGATTGCGACTGCTCTGGCNTGTGTGGCGTATGCAGAGCAGATTCAACCCAGACTCATTGCACAAAAGATTACCCGGCAAATCAGTCATGCNCAGGAAAACTTCACCCCTGAACAAATCTCTGTGGGNAGAAACGTCAGCGATTACTTGAAAAGGATTGGAATGTATGGAACACAATGACCTAACCATCGTGTCGGTTTATGGGCATAACAGCGGAGCCAGTGTTATCCCCAGCATCAAACGGAGCATGAAGGAGTTACCCGGCTCCAGAGGGTTGCTCTTGTCTATTGCCAAGCCTGACAACTTGCCAGACAACATAGAGTGGAAACAGATAGGGTTTGTCAACTACCTCCAGTATTCTGTTTTCATGATGCACCAGCTATACGCATTCATAGACACAGAGTATTGCCTGATTGTCCAAGATGACGGATGGGTGCTGGATGGCGACAATTTTCTTCCTGAATACTATGAGTACGATTACATAGGTGCNCCCTCTCACTGCGGCTTTTTGCCCCAAGCTGAAGGGTTGCATTTATATTTGAACTTTACTTGGGTGGGCACTCCTGGTGTGTTGGTAGTGCAAAACGGCGGGTTCTCCCTGCGNTCTAAGCGTTTCTTGTCTGCTTGCAATAAACACGGCATCACCCATCTACAAGCCAATGACATACACGGATGGAACGAGGATGCCCAACTGTCTGCCTTGCTCAAACCCCGGTTACAAGAGTTGGGATACAGGTATGCNCCTGACCACATTGCCAAATACTTTTCTTTGGAGTACACGGGGCCAGGATTTCACGAAGAAGGTTTTGCGTTTGATAGGCTGCTGGGTTGTCACGCCCAGAGCAGGAAGCTCATGGATGATGACCACATCATTGTTCCTGCTGACCCAACAAAAGCATACGGAGAAGTAGAGTTTTTGGACTACTTGCAGTCCACAGGCTACACAGTAGAGTTCAGATATGAAGTCCCTGTCCAAGTTTGAACTCAAGCGNCAGATAAAACGCTTCCACGCAGACAAGGATAGGGGTATCTCTATCAANTTGTTCTGNGAATTAGCGGGTATGTCTATGGCTCACTTTCTGGATGTGTTCGTCAGAGACAAGGAACCGCTCAGTGAAGTAGTGCAAATCAGGGTTAGTAAGGCCTATCAGCAGTGGAAAAGCGGAAATGTACGGGTCATGCAGAACAAAGACAGGACAAGATACGTGGAATACAGGAAGGAAAGCAAGCCACCAATGATGGCAAGCATGGGTTTACANGTCACATCAGGGGGCATAAAACTAAAAGTCGGCATGGTTAACCGCCATGACTATTCAGAAATCACACTTGACGAAGCACTAAGAGGGTAACTATGAGCGTTCTAAAAGACTATCACTGCAAAAATCACGGCATATTTGAGGCTTGGGAGCCTGTATGCCCCATGAAGAACTGCAAAGGCGAACTGTCCGTTGTTTTTTTGAAGCCTGTGGGCACAAGGTCTGCCAAGACCAAGCACACAGACAACACAGTCAAGCAATTGGCTATTGAGTACGGTATGACGGATGTAAAAACCACCAGAGAGGGCGAACACCAGACTGGTTACCTCAAACGCAACAACAAGCTGTCAGACAAAGAGTTTGCACACGCTACAGACGCTATGAACGCCCAAAAGAAAGAAGCTAGGCCTGGAGATGCGGCAATTTGGGGCGGCGGTGGTAGTATTAGCATGAAATCCGTTATGGGTGGACAATTCAAGCCAGTGAAAGACGAGTCTGTTGGCATAATGCCCAGAGATGCCTCTCCTACAGGTTCATTGTCCGGCCCTACGGCGGGTGTTGGCACTATGCGTGACCCAGATAACTTACAGGTGAAGACAACATGAGGATACCTACCAACCCCGTAGATAGAGAATTGTTCTATCTTGACCTGATTTCCAAGTGTCAAGTCTCTCAAGAGGAGAGAAAAGTAGACTATAGCTCCCTGCGGAGCTTCTATTTGTTTGGTAGTGGCCCAGATGAAGCCCCGGCTCTGTACAACAAAAT